TCCTAAGGAGGTTGTTCTCAGCATTGGCAATGTTTGCAGGTGTAGAATAATATAATATTTTAGAATGTCAAACTAATTATACAAATCCGTTATCCTCCAATTTAGTATTGACCTCAATTTCATTATTCCCCCACATACCAGAATTAATGAGTTGTTTGCAACTAGCCTCATATCTAAGATAATAAGTATTATTTTCGTCTTTCATATCTCCACTAATAGCACCGTGCGCTTTATACGCAGAATAATTTAGTAATGCTTCTGTGTACACTTCATTGATTTTAAGATCTGTAAAAGCTGATTTAGCTTTTTTAGGCGCTGCTGCATATTTTAAGAGAATTTGAGTGCGCTTCGGTGATTCTGCGTCAGTACCTTTAACAACTGCTTTAAACGGTTCAGGTATAAGAATAGACACATGCTGATCAACATCTTGTACTAGTTTTACCGAATCATCTTTAATAGCTACTTGTACAAAATCGGAAGCATAATATGCATAGATAGGAACAAGAAAATCTGAAGGCAAAGCATATTCTTCACCATCTGATGGTTGATCCATTTCATATGTTTTTGTCATTAAATGAAATCGTTTATGTAAAGCTAAATTAGCTAAATTTACATAATTAATAAATTTATTTTGGTTAACTAGCTGTACTGCAGTTGGTGCTGGGCTTGGGTTAGCGGACATATCCCCAACACTAGCAATAGCAAGCTTACTGCATTCTCCGGTAGCTAAGTAATCAATATATTCAGAAACTTTCATATCATCCTCTAAGAAGGTGGATAGGCAAGGGCTACCAAACCCTCACCTATCCGGGAGGCACGTCAACTTGTTGAGAGGACAAGTTGAAGCGAGCTGTTAAACAAAGTAGGAGCTGTCTCCTGCTTTTTTTGTGCTACCATCATCACCCCACATAATTGAGTTATTTAACTCATCATCATCATCTTCCTGGGTAGCCACTTCACTCGGTTTCCATGCATTTAGTTCTGCCAACATACTGATCGTATCTATCTGATCATCGTGTTTACTTTTAAACCCCTTTAGAGTAGCTAAAGATAACTCAAAAAGCAACTCTACAAGTTCTTCACTATCTTTTAATTCCTCGGGCATCCATACTTTTTTAGATTTAAACAAGGGAACAGCATTCTGCTGGAATCTGCTCATTTTATCCTTGGTCGGTCTGATTCCTATTGTATTGCTATTTTTCCCCGTAGACAATGTAAAATAAATGTTACGGTGACCCATTTCATTTTGAATCCAGCTAATAAATCCTCCTTGTTGTCCTGTTGTTTCAATTCCCACTTCCTGAGGAGTATACTCCTGAACTAAACGAAACAAATTATCAATGGTGTCATTCATTAGAGCTCTTTTGCAATACCCATCTACCCAGAGCCAATCACCATTATTATTATATGCCCATACGTTAATTACACTAAAATCAGCGTGTTCTCTATCACTGGTTGCGAAGTCAGTAGTAATATAAAAATTATAGGCTCCCTTGTTTTTAAGTAATGTACTTCTTTTATACCAGATTAGGTCTGAATCCTGGATTAACCTGTCTTCTTCAGATGTAATACGAAGCATTAACTCCTGGTTAAATGAATCTAACTGTCCAGCTCCTTTAGCCTTAAGATATTGATTATTTACATAATCATAGCTAAATCTATCTTCCCAAGCGCCTTTAAACTCTTCACGCGAGCACGGGAACACTTCACAAACCGGGTATACGTTAACATACCAAACGCCTGACTCAATCGCTTTATATAAGGGGTCCTTAGCATTGAACGGAGTCCCAGACCAAATAACTTTACGTTTATTAGGATGTAATGCATAATCAATAGCCGAGTAGACCGTGTTTTCAACATTCTCAATAATTGTCGCGGACCTAGCATCTTCATCTCCTAATAGATCATCGAGTACAGCAAGGTGCGGTCTCGTATTCAATTCAACTGTACCACGAACACCTGTCTTTGCTCCATGACCAGTAACAACAAATTCCTTACCCTCAGCATTTTTAAAATACCATCTGATATCAGTAAACCTAGTACTAGTAATATACTTTTTCAAAAATTCACTATTATCACAACGTCTTTCTATGCGAAGCCTCATTTTCTTTACGCCATTTTCAATACTATCTGAAAGATACAACGCATAATCTACTGATCCAAATCCTGGGATTGATCCGTATACAGCCAAATATAAAAACAGGTACTCAGCAAAGATAGTCGTTTTAGCCAGTCCCCGCGCACACATGTTGGCGGTGTTCTGGTTTTTACCTGCTATTTTATCCAGCATTTGGTAGTGAATTACTGGTGTCTTATTTTCTTCTCCCTTCTCGCCATTAACTAATTTCACGAATGATACAAATTCTAGGGCAAATTCACTAGGCACATACGTAGGATCATCGTCATAATTAATATCATTAAGCCACTCATCTACTGTTTTTTTAACTAAAGACATTACTCACTCCCCTATAAATCCTAGCATCGTAAGTATTAAATAATCATTAAGCAATACTGCTAATGAATTTATGCATAGCATAAAAATCATGAGGTACATGGCACACAAGATACGGTTCGTATTATTCATCAATTACCTCATAAGTTGTTTCAACAGGCGGCAGTGGTGGAGGTGGGGGTGGTGGAGGATCAACTTTTTTAGCTATTATTTCGCTATGTGCTACCTCTTTAGCACTTGACTGACCATTTAAGATCATTTTTAGCTGTTGTTGTGCTAATGCTTTTGTTGTAGCCCTTAAGTCCTCTACTACATCGTTATTGTAATTAATGTCGATTTCTACTTTAGCCGCTGCAGGAGCGGTTAAATTACTCATTAAACTCTCAGCTGCTTTTTGTCTTACTAATTCTGATTTAGCTGTATGCATTAATTCTGCCTGTACATTAATGGCTTCCTGGTAGATGCCTGCATTTAATATATGCGTAGGCACCATGGTTTGTTCCATTATCTTGGTTATTAGCCCTGTTTTACTATAATTATCAGCAAAACAAGCTATATTGGAAGAGGAGGACCCTTTGTCCACCAAATTCTGGTAACGATCCGGGAATACCTTGCTATAAGCAGTAGATGCCTTATCCCCCATTAATCTGAGGGATACAAATTTAATAGCATTTACATAAGCCGCTAATGAGTATTTACCAGTAGATAACACAGATGAGTAAGTTAATGTATTATCTCTAAATACTCGTCTTAGTTCACTATCGGGCTCTGAGTTAATAACAGCAACAACCTCATCAGTAATATGTCTCCTAAAGCGTTTATCGGGTACTGCCCCGGCTAACTGCTCCTTAGTTAAATGATCTGTTGTTTCCAGACTAGTATCAACATCTTTTAGATTAGTTAGTTGCATTACGAACCTCGTTCCATTTGTTAATTAACTCGTTATGTGATATTCCATCTGAATAGCATTCATGGGGGGATACCATCCATATATCCCTATTTACTTGTATTAGCACACTTTTATCGACTAATTCTGCCCAATACTTATTCCAGGTCCTGTAGTCCTTAATCCAGTTAACTGCCTTAATAAATGCCTTTTTGTCTATCTCATTGTTTTTATTAGATAATAGCGTTAACGGCAGCAGTAGGGCGCATGCTGTCCTGGACAGACTACTCTCACCTGCCGTTTCTAAATTTATGTACTTACCCACGTCTGAGTCCTGTACTTGTTTGAGTATCCCACATGTGCTTAACTATAAAATACTGCCTGTCATTCCCGTTAAACATAACATCTGGATTAAGCATATACTCTTTCTTAGTATATTTCCTAATAAAATCAGACTTCTTCAGGACCCTCAATCCACGATGAAAGTCATGCAGTGTCATCCCGGACTTCTCGCATATAGTCTTAGGAGTCCCTATCACCATATTCACCCTATTGATCTTATACATCATTTTCAGTAATACCAAAGCCGCATCACTAGATAACTTATTATTAGCTAAAAGTGTAGCGGGTGCCGTGCCCAATTGAAATTTATTAAACATCGTATGGTTTCTCGCTTATATACATAACTAATCTATAATCCTCCGGGTTTTTATTATATCGTTCAAAATCCTTCATCACTTGATCGGCAACATCGTAAGTCAAGTAAGCTCCAAAATCCCATTCCAGGCGCCACTTCCCATTGATCTTTTTTTCTATTATATAGACAAAATTCCTATGCTTATGCCCCTTCTGATTTCTCTTCATAACGACCACATATTACCTAAAAAACAACAAATAGCAATACTTAACTTCAGTTTAATCTCACATTAGAGATTTAACAGGGGTGTTTAATCTCAGATATGAGAATAAACTA